CCAGGTAAACCCTCCGGGATTTCTGGCGCCTCGAATACGTAGAGGATTTTGCCCTCTCCGTAGACGAACATTGAGCCGTTCGGGAAATCTTTACACGGCTTGACGTAGACTTCCTTGACGTAGCACTGCTTTGTAGCCTGTTGCTTGCTCTGCTTAATTCCAATAGACGAGAGAAAGCGGCTGTCAATGACGGTCGAGCTGGAATCCGTGCCTGCTTCAAGTTCCACTCCATAAGTGGTATAGACATCTTCTGGGTTCAGCGTACGAGCGTGGATCATGTACGGTTCATCTTCAATCTCTGTACACTGTAGGTTTGGTACAAAGGTATGAAAGGTGGTTACCGCTTCAAAGTCGATCTTTCCTGGTTGTCCGTCTTGTTCTAGTTTGTTGGGGTCGTAGTAGTTCTTGATGAATCCGCTTCCGCAGATACATGCCCAAAACGTAGCCTCCAACCGTCTCCGGTTAAAATGCTTCGTTTTGAGCAAGTATTCTGCGATGGAATCACCTGCCATTGCTGCCAAGCGGTCAGACTCTTCCGTCGAATCAGGCACACAGAAGAACTGTGGTTCTTCCTTTGTGAGCTTTGTCACTTCCGTACGGATGATTCTGAGAATCCGGTTAGCAGTGTGCCGAACACGCCAGCTATCAGTCGGAGGCATCTCCGACATTGAAAAGCCGCCGTTTTGGCTCTTGGAGGTTGTAATCCACTGTCGTCCGAAATAGAACGACATATTCTCGTGCCACTGCTTCTCGAACGTGAGACGTTGTTGTTGACAGGCTTTTAAGTTGCTATCCCATTTCTCAATCAGGTGTGCATCAGCAGAGCCTGCAACAACAATCATTACTTACTTCTGAGTCTGCGTAGGCTGTTGGACGGGAGTCTTGGCCTTCAGCTTCTCATCTTCAGCTGTAGCCTTTTCCCGCTCCTTCTGCTTCTCGTCTGCGGTTGCGAGACGATTCTCCAGAGTATCGGGCTTCTGATCCTTCACCGGGTTCTCGTCAGAACCTACAGGGAAGAGCAGATCATCCGGAATCTTGCGCTCGAATGCCGCATCGGGCCGAGACTTCGGATTGAAGTTAGGAACGAGTTCACCTGGAACTACGCTGTACTTGGCGCAGTATTGGCGAAGTTCATCTTCGTCAATCTCTGCACGGAGATATGCCTGAACGGCATCTTCCGCACCATTGATGGTCGGCGGAAGTGGATCGGGGGCCTTTTCAGCCTTGTGCTCTTTGGGTTGGTCGGACATTATTCTGTCTCCTCATCGTCGTCATCTGGGAATAATACTGGGTCGAACAGACTAGGGATTTCCTCCGGGGTTTCCTCCGAAGAATCCTCGAAACTCCCGAACCGATTCGGATTCTGGATCACTATCGTCTGATTCAGGCTCATCATCACTTCGGTCTGCATCTTGATCGTCTGCTGCATCGACAGGATCAGTTCCTGCTGCGCTCGGATCAGGAATTCCGGGTCCACTTCCATTCGTTTCCTCTATATCTGTAGTGTCGTCGTATGTTGGTTCCACCCTTCCTTGCCACGGTTCTGTTCCGACAAGGAGAACTTGAACCTTTTGGGCGATTGTTACGGACAGGCCATCCCAGCACTCATCACAGACGTAACAAGCGCCATTGTTGACAGGATTGAAGTAGTTCTCGATTGGCAGACCTAGATCAGCAAACCACTTACGACCTGATCCGGCTCCGCACAGTAGGCAGACGTACGGAGGGAAGTTCGGTCTGGTTAGAACATCTACCATACTATTTCTTCTCGTTCTTTGTTGTTGAACATGAGTTCGTAGTCAATGTCGTATGCTCCTGCTGTTGCGACCCCTAGGATGTTACCTACAGGTACCTCTTGTTCTTCTTCATATGCCGGTCGACTCATAACGCCATAGCGTAGAGCGTCCATGCAGTGATCGTTCCGTTTGAGTGGTGTCTCTTTCTTGTTCCGTCTTGCTTCTATCTTGGAAGAAGCGAATCGGTCCCAACGATAAGATCCAATCTCTTTGAGAGTCTGCTCACATCGGCGGGTGATGAAAAGCCGCTTTTTCTGGAAGCGGTTTTGCACACGGGTAATACCGGCACGAATGTCATTGTGTCCGAGGCTGATTGGAACTCCGTGTTCCATGTATTCAGTCTGTATCGAGGTTCTAGTGATAGGACTAGTGTTCCTGATGGATGGGTCACCGACACAGTATATAGGTCTGACACCGAGCGTTTCAACTCGCTGTCTATACAGTTGGGACATCTCTTTGACGATCTTTCTTGTCTCATAAATCTCGTCGTACGCTATAATGTTGCCATCTCCATCAAAGCAACAGAATAGAAAGACACAGGGATTTGCGTAGCCGTGATCCATGCAGGCGAAGTGGCCCCAATGTTCTGTGTACTCTCTGAACTTGTGGTTCAGAATGTCGTCAAGGACATTGCCTCCTTCGAGATAATCCCTAGCTGAAAACGCCCCGGCGTACACCAGACCAGTATGAGTAATGAATGTTCCTTTTGTCCTGGCTTCACGCTCTTCGGAGGACAAACCCCTAGTAATTCTGTTAAGCGATTCAATTGAGATATGGGGATTCTCTTCGGTGTTGACTTCGAGAACATAGATACTGGTGTCGCCCCCAGCCCAGGGATCATAGATTCTGTCCTTAATCCATGTCATTTCAATGAGTGGAGTCATTGAAATCCAGTGCGATCCGTCAGTGTCAACCAGCCGCATCAGGCATTCATTGTAGATATCTTCCGGCGGTTCCTCATCAAAGAATGTGAAGTGTCTGCTCGTTCCGGCAAACTTCTCCACATCTTGTTCATAAGACATAAGCTCAATGAACGAACCGTTGTTGAGAGTGAGCGTACGGCTTTGCTTGTCGTAACTCTTCTCCCAGGAGCCATCCAACAAGTACGACTGTGGCATCCACTTTGCAAGCTCTGGGAGGATGATCTTCTTAATTCCATCCTCAATGTCAACTGCAACACCACGTCCCCTGATTGGTGGCGGAGGAATGTCAGTCCTGAATTTGTGTTCTCCCGTCAGCCATTGTACCGCTTCAGTCACAGTGGCTACAGTCTTTCCAGACCTGTTACCGCCAATGTAGAGCTTCTCTTTGGCTGTAGACCTATGAAACTTCTCCTGGGATGGATGCGGTTTGTAGGCATTTAACCCTGGAGAAATTGAAGCACGTCGAAGAAGTTCCTCAGCTAGTAAGGCAACTTGGTCGAAGGTAAACGGTTCATCAGTCTTAGGCATCAATACCCATCATTGAGTCGATGGTAGCACCTACAGGGGGCTTATCCGAGACAGGAAGGGGAATGAATTCCGCACCTTCATAGTCCACGAAATGGATCAGCTTTTCATCCCACAGACCGTTGATCTCTTGGTTGTTGTCATCTTGGAACTCACAGACTGCCCGCTGGAGCATAGGGCCGTAAACTCCGTCATTCCGTGTGAAATAGTACCTGCGCTCTGAAAGCCACTCGATTAGCCCAAAGACGTGAACGTTGTTCATCCCCGGCCTAAGCGGCGTTGTAACGAGTGGGTTACCTTCCATCCCGTTGTTCCACATCTCTAGGAAGTCTCGCTTGTTCTTTTTGAGAACGTCCGTTGGCTTCTCGGTGGTACCTTGAAGCATGAGAACTTTGAGCTTGTCAGTGTGAGAACACTTGGTTAGCTTGCCACGACAGACAAAGATGCCAGCCATATTACTTGCAATGGCGTAGTTGTAATCCACATCAGAGATGCCAGTCTGGTGAGTGTTCTCTTTCAGGATCATTTCCAGTTCTTTGTGCGGATTCCTGTACGCATACAACAGCGGCTTCTGAGGCGTTAAGAACTCCACTTCCGGCTTGAACTTGAAGTAGGTCAGCCCGATTGTATTCTCTCCAGCCGTTGAAGGCCGTGGTACAATCGAGGTCCATTCACTCCTAGGAATTAACATTCTGCCATCTCTTTTCTGCGGCTGCAAGTTGTTGTCCGCTCACACGAATAGTAGCTCGGTCCTTGAAGATCACGTCAAACGCATCCACATCTGGAACTTGTCTAACATCTTGGACTTCGTAGATCAGAGGTCCAAGGATATCTCCCCAGTATTTGATCTTGTCTGCGGTCCAAATCTTTCTGAACGGTTCTTCAGGAGGCTTTGGCTTCAATGACATTTGCCTTCCTTAGCTCAGCAGCTACCCGTCCCAAGACGTCAGGAGTTACATGCAGGGACAGGATATCCATGATAACACGGAGGGTGTCAAGAACTACCTTCTGGTTATCCTGCTGCGGCCGGTAGATGTTCTGAAGTTCATGGTAGTGCTTAATGGCTTGCAAGTCACCAGCTTGTACCAACTTGTGAAGAGCCAGCTTGGCGTCATTCTGCAAGTCATTGTCGAAGATTTTGTCTAGCTGTTCCTTGTAGTAAGCGTAGTGTGCTTCGTCTCTCAGGAAGGAAGTCCACTGCTTTGATGACAAGTTTGCATCTTTAAGCTTTGCAGGGATCGTACGCTTGTCATACACGTTGACGATCAAGTTAACAGCCAGAACGAAGTTAGCCTCTAGGTACTGTGGCGGTGTCTCATAGGGGCGGATTCCCCGGTTGATGAGAGGTTCTTGCAGGTCTAGAAGGAGGTTCTCCCAAGCTTCCTGTGTCTTTGGAAGGAGGTCAGCTTTGTAAGAGAATTGCCGCTCGAAGTCTGCTTTATTGGGGAGCGTGTTGTATTTGTTGAAAAAGACTTCAATGAACGTGACTAGCTCATGATTGAAGTCTGCTTGAAGAGATGGCCAGAATCTGATCTTTGGACCGTTTTTATAACCTACAGGGGGGAGAGAGACTGCCGGTTCAAGTGATTGTGAGTCATCTTCCGGTTCCTCAGAAATAGGCTCTGCTT